TGGACTCCTTAGTCGATCACCGATCCATACTTGTTTTACTCAAGGCGCAAAAGTACGACCAGCTACAGAACTCTGATGTTAGGGGCAAGAAGCTGAAGAACAAGCCCAGAGTAATCAGGTCAGGAACTGGTGGGAGTAAGAAATCAGACTCTAAATCCAAGCGTGCTGTAAAAATGAAGCGTCTTCAAAGTACGGGCCATGTCGATGATGCGGCCTCTATTTTAGAAGATATGTTTAATTCCTAAAAAAGGAGACAACGATATGGCTATTGCCACGAATACGTCTCTTACTTTTAGTTCTGTGCAAATCCGGGAACAACTTTCTGACGTAATTTATAATATTGCTCCCTTGGATACGCCCTTTCTTTCAGGCTGTGCTAAACAGAATATTGAAAATACTTACTTTCAATGGCAGACTGATACGATTACCGCTGGCGCGGCTAACCGTAAAATCGAAGGCGACGACAGCATTGCTGCCACCGCTAGGGTGCTTCCGACACTGGTGGGAAATTATACACAGATTTCCCAGTACATTGCACAAACTTCAGGTACAGATGACGCAGTAAACTATGCCGGTCACGGCAAACATCAGGCCTACCAATTAGCCAAGCATGGCAAGCGTATGAAGCGCGACATGGAATATATGTTGACGTACAATACTGCTCGCGTTGCTGGTGATTCAACCACAGCCAGAGCTACGGCTGGGTTGCCATCTTGGTTAGGCACTAACTACCAATCTGTGGGCAGTGGTGGCTCACCCGCCGCCTCTTCAGGCAACGGCACTGATGCTATGGGCGATGCGTCCAGTACAGGCTCCATTACGGAAGCCGGTATTAAGGCAGTTATAAAAGACTGCTATAGCGAAGGTGGGAACCCTGTCCTAATCCTGTGTAGACCTACTATCAAGCAAGCGATTTCTGACCTGACGCAATCCGTGTCAGAACTCAGACAAAGGGCGATGTCCCTGCTCACGTTGTAGCCGCTGTCGATGTATATGTCAGCGATTTCGGTACGTTCAAGATTCAGACTGACCGAAATGCTTGGCGTGATCGAGATGTCTTCTTTCTTGATATGGACTTCTGGGCCATAGGTTGGCTCCGTCCTTTCCAGACTGTTGAGTTGGCGAAGACCGGAGACGCGACAAAGCAGATGTTAGTTGCTGAATACGGATTGATTTCCAAGAATGAGAAATCAAGCGGTATTCTTGCTGACTGTGCAGCGTAATAAGTATCGGGGGGTGGCAACACCCCCCAACCTTACAAGGAGTATGCCAAATTGGCTACCAAGGAAATAAAAAATATCGACAAGGAAATTGAATCCATCGCCAAGAAAATGGTGAAGGGTAAAAAGGCTTCGCCTAAAAAGGAGAAGTCGGATGAACCAACCGATGCTATGGGGTGGTTAAAGAAAGCATACATCGACAATGATCCTGCCGATGGCGCACCCAAAGTGGGGGATATAGGTTATGTCTAACAAGTCTGTTTTTGAACAGGATGTACATCGCCGTACCGATATGCACTTTGACGATGTAGACGATAAAATTACCTTCAACACGGTTGAAGATGCCCAGCCAGTAATTGATGCAAATAAACGTAAGTTCAATGATTACGGCGATAAACTGACTATGGGCAAAAGAGGAGAGTGGCATCACGCTGCTAAAATTCCGGCGACAGTTTGGGAGCAGTGGCTAAGAGAAACAAACGGGGCTATTCTAAATGATCAAAAACTGCTTGCCCGGTATCTGAACGATCCCGATAACAAATATTTCAAAGTTGCTCCAACAAATATCTAAAGGTATAAATTATGTATAGACGATCTGATGACGGTTCTTTCAATCGCTGGGATGTGCAGAGTGTAGTAACTGTTGGTTCATCTGCCGTTGCCACTTTGGTCAGCCCCGCAAAAATACTAGGCATCCATACGGATGGGGAGATTTATTTCAACTTCTCCACATCGTCAAGTGCCGCTGTCAGCACCGCCAATGATCTTAAATTAGCGGCTGGCCTCACATTCATTAACGTGCCTAAATTCACTGGCTCTGATATTAAACAATATCTGCATCACCAGAGGGTAGGCGGTTCTGATGTAACCATGAGGCTTGTTCACGTTTGAGGCAAGTTGCTATTGTAGGGCTTGCACCCTCCACCCATGATGACGCACCATATGAAGACCCGGATTGGGAAGTATGGGGATTACCGTGGGATGAAGAGAAGTGGCCCTATTTCGATAGACTATTCGATATACATCCATTGGAGTGTATAAGGAAGGCAACGCCATCATTTTATAGGCATGGCTACGAGGATAGGTTGAGGGAACTGAATGCCCCTTTATATATGCAGCAAGCATATCCTGATATTCCTAACGCTATTGAATATCCTCTGGAAGAAGTGTCTGCCCTTGTGGGGGATTATTACAATTCCTCAATAGCTTATATGCTGGGTTTGGCTATATTTGAAGGGGTTGACAAGATAGGGGTTTGGGGCGTTGACATGGATGGCCCCGGTGAGCCGGGCCATGCGAATGAATACAGGGATGAACGTCCAAACTGTGAGTATTTAATCGGCTTTGCGAAAGCAAAAGGAATAGAAATTTATTTGCCAGAAGAATGTCCTCTCCTAAAGTTTAGCGGAGAATTTCCTTTAGGAAAGGTTATTCCAAACTATGGACATCGTTATGGTTATTTGGCATTACATTAGAGAACAAGCATGGCAATATCGACTTTCGCGGAATTAAAGACAGCAGCAGCTAATTGGCTAGATAGAAGTGATCTAACCGATAGGATACCAGAGTTTATTGCTCTGGCGGAAGCGCGGTTTAATCGGATTCTCCGTATAAGGGATATGGAAACTGTTTCCACAGCTATTTCTACTACGGGGGGAACGAGGGAATATTCCCTTCCTACAGGCTTTGTGCAGATGAAGGAATTTCATCTCACGACTGACCCATTAACGCCACTGGCTTATATAACGCCAGAAATGATGACGAGATTATGGGCAGGGAGTTCGAGTGGTAAGCCGGAAGTATTCACAGTCATAGCAGACAATGTAAGGCTGGGGCCAAGTCCTGATGCTGTCTATACTACGTCCATGCTCTACTATAAGACTTTTACCGCTTTGTCTGATGATGCAACCACAAATGATATGCTGACCAATAATCCAGATGTATACCTATACGGTACATTGCTGGAGGCGGAACCATTCATTATGAATGATGAAAGGGTGCAGTTATGGGCAACAGCTTTTAAGCAAGCCATAGATGACATACAAAACCAAGATAATAAAGATCGTCACTCAGGTTCACAACTACGGGTTATGAACACTGGCGGATACCCGTGAGGTAAATAATAATGTTAAACAATTTTGCATCAACACAAGGTGGTGGAACAGATACCGTAACCACTACTATGATTCTTGACGGTACGATTGCTAATGCAGATGTAGCATCTGATGCAGCCATTGATTCCAGTAAAATTAATTTTGCTAGCACTTTGGAGATTGAGAGTTCTTCTGGTGACCAGATATTTGAAATGGATAATAATGCTGCCAACTCTTCAAATTTCCAGATACAGAATGGCGCGGGTAATGCTAGGACTGACCTATATTTAGATGGCAGTGCCGTTATTACACTGAAAGGTCAAAGTGTAGGGATTGGTGATACCAGCCCTTCATACGCTCTTGATGTCAATGATACCGGCAGATTTACCAGCGATCTTATAGTCGGCGGAAACCTAACAGTAGGTGATGGTGGAGCAGAGGATCAGAAGATAGTCTTTGACGGAAATGCCCAAGATTTCTATGTTGGTCTTGATGATACGACAGATGATCTAGTCATAGGACTAGGCTCTGCGGTTGGTACGACTGCTGCAATATCCATCAATGAAGATCAGGATGTAACGATATCGGATGGAGCGATTGACTTTGATGTTGCTTCACATGATGGTACGAATGGACTAAAACTTGGTGGTACATTAGTTACATCTTCTGCTACTGAACTCAATCTGCTTGATGGTAAAACTATTGGTGCTGCAACCGGCATAGGTGATACTTATGGGCCGGGTTCATCCACAGATATGGCTATTGCAAGATTTGATGGTGCTGGCGGAAAGACACTACAGATGAGTAATATGACTATTTCTGATGATCCCCCAGTCGTAAAAATTGGTGACGGTGCGGCTGAGGACACCAT